GGACAACTTGATTAAAAGTCAAGATACGTTTCCTTTATTTCCGGTGCTTTGAGACACCTTTGTGGACATTTTGCGGACATTATTCTTTCTCATTACCAAGATTAAGTTCGTGTTCTTTCCTTATTATAATATAAAATATTAGTAAGGAAAATACTCCTTTTACAGATTCTTATTACCCAATATAAACCTTTCCATCCACTCCAACAGCCAGAAATGCAATCGTAGCATCCAGCTTGAACCACACGGATCCGTCATCGAACTTTCTGACCTCTACCGGTTTGATGTCAGCACCTTTTCTCAGGTATCCAATACCGCTCTTATTATCACAGGATGTCTTGATCTGGTTGGATAAGTAAATGTACTTGCCATGCTCGCCGTAATAACCGTTGCAGACCGGAACAGATTCTTTGACGCGATACCAGTTCCCGGCTTTGTATTCGGTCTTGGTGGCTGTGGCAGCTTGTCCAGTAATTCCACGAACAATAGCTTCTGCCATGCGTTTGTAATTATACAATTTTGCGTCGTCCTTATCATCCACAAAACAGCACTCGATCAGCATTGCCGGATTATTTGATCTGCGTAGGAAATACAGCTTCGGGTTGACCTTTACGCCACGGTTTGTAAAGTCCAGTGCTGCAATCTGCTTAACGACCGCTTCTGCATACTTCTTTGCCTTGCTGCTGGAATTATACAGATAGACCTCTGTTCCCGTGGTTCGTCCGTTACCGGCGCGATCATTTGCTCTGGAATTGAAATGGATTGACACGTCCAGATCTGCCTTGTGAGTATTACATTTTTTCACAATCTTTACTAGTACATCATTAGCACTGGTTCCATCATTAACGGTGCAATCATAAACTGTATGTCCTGCCGCCTTTAATAATCTGATAACCTCATCCTTTACTTTTCTGGCTTCTGTAGATTCTTTAATCACACCCACTGCTCCGCAGGCTACTTTTCCGTCTGGGTTATGTCCGGCATGTACATTGATAATCATATTTTATTCCTCACTTTCTACTTCCGGGATTCCGGTAATTGACATTAACATAGACAACACACCCGCCAGCGCGGATGCTGACAGAACATACTTCCAGTCAACCTGTCCCATTGCTGCCGCCGCTCCGATTCCGGCAATCGCAGCCTGTGCCATGGTCTTTACCGCTCTGATTCCTGCGGCTTTTAACCATTTCTGTGTGTCTACTGATGGTTTGAATACTGAATTTTTTAACATAATTACTCTCCTTCCTGTGGCTCCGTTGGCAGGGCCATCAATGCGTGGTATAAATTGGTTCCAACACCATTCCCTTTTAAAGCATGGTATTGCTGATACTCGTCCTCTAAGGACTGTTTAACATATACCGGGCAATACCCAAGATCATCATGGTATTTATTGTAAAGACGGATCAGATCCGCCCTTAGAAGTGCCCGGATGCCTTTTCTTGTGGCGATAATCTGACGATACAAATACGCGATTGCAGTTGCAAAGGCGGTAAATATCTGCCAGTTATCTGTGATGAATTTTAAGTGCATAATTTTCCTTTCCGCCCGTAGGCTTGTTATTTAAAAGAGCCGGCTACACAACACATGGTCATGTAATCGGCTCTTAGGCTCTTGATTTTTTTAATTCTGTAATATCTTGCTGTATTGATTTAATCTGATCTTTCAACTCCGCGTTTTCCTTTTCTAATGTTTCCACACGATTCCACAACTTCTGAATTGTATATGTGTTTAATGCGATAAACTCTTCGTAACGAAGTGAATAAATATACTCTGGATTACCGTTTTCATCTAAGATAGGTTCGTTGACTTCTTCACCATCAACCAATTTACTGTCAATTTTTTGATCTTTGCAGAATCCAGCAAAATCGAGATCTGTTAAGCCACATTCTGACATTGCCTGCTCTACATCCTGTGCTATAAAACCGATATGTGTTCTGCCAGATGTACCCTCTTTAAATAAAAATGATACTGGCTGTAATTTCATAAAAAACTGTAAATGCTTATTTGTAAGTGATTTAATATCATCTTTATAATTTTTATCAGAAGTTGATATCGAACTTGATGTAACGTATAATTGTGAAAATCTATAATTTCCAGAACCAAGGCTGATAGCTCCGTTCATTCCAACACCATTAGATTCATATGTTCTAACATGGTTATCATCCGTTATAGTCATTGCTCTATTTGTTACTCTATTTCTTATTCCCTGAACCAGGATATATGTCGGATTATAGACATACATATTAGTTCCATCGCTACCACCCCATATCCAGGCTGGGGTTTCATTTTTACCACTCCAATTCCAGTTTTTATTACAGGATGCAGACGTTGATAACTTGGAATTTAATAAATCTGTCACACTTCCGACATTTCTTATTGTTATAGAATTGCATGTAATGTTTCCACTCCTGCAATCTATTCCGACAGTCATTCCTTGACCAGAACAACCGTCTACAAATCCAACTCCGTACCATGATTTGATGATTAGATTTGCAACGTCAGCCCCATTTCCATCTCCGTTACCATTAAAAATTCCTGTATTGCCTGTTGTCTGAACACCGAGAACCATTCCATTGGAATCTGAAGCCGTACTACCTGGTAACTTATGTTGTCCAATAATAGTGCCAGTCATTGTTCCGCCGGATAATGGTAAGTGGTTTGCTAAACTGCTGTTTAACGATGATATCGCTCCCGTGCATGTCCCATTTCCAATTTTAGAAATGTCTGTCGTTCCAAGCATTTTATAGAGATACCGCACATTCTTGAACATCTGTGACACCTTCGCAAAAATTGAAGAGTGTTTTTCACCGCTTGATAATTTTGATACAGTCGTCCACGCTGACGTTAATCCGTCTGCCACATCACTGCTCGTAAATGATACGATATTGTTCGCTGTATCTCCACCTGTCGCTACTGCCCCAATGTTTGCTGGAGTGAGATTGACATTTCCTCGCCGATAGGATGCTTCTTTTGCGCCCTTAACCCCCGTCACAGGAGTACCGGCAAGCACGTCCCATTTTTCATCTGATGTTTTATAGATGTTTGCTCCGGCAGGAATCACATTGCCGGCTCCCTCTTTGAAATCATCCGTGGTGGTAAATTCATCTGAAATATTGTACATCCATCCGGCATTGACATCCGCAAGTGCCGGAAGATCTGCAAATGCAACTGTTCCGTGTGGCTGCAATCCACCGTTAAGTCCTTCTGATATGTCTTTTGCCTGCTGATAGTAATACTTGGCATTGTCAGAATCCTCGCCCTCTCTGCTTCCTGTACCACCAACAGCATAACTCTGTGCTTTGGTTGCACTATCTGCTGCAGATTCGGCTTTACCGATGATCTCTGTTGCTTTCTGCGTTGCGATTGTGGCTTTATCTATGGCGGTACTGGCGGACTGGCTGGCAGATGCCGCTTCACTTGTGGCTGTGGCTGCAGACTGACTGGCGGATGTCTCACTGACTTTTGCGTTAGTCTCGGATATTGCTGCCGCCGTGGCTGACTTCGCCGCTGCTGTCTCTGACGCTTTGGCATTGGTTTCGGATGTTTTTGCCGCTGTTTCACTGGCTTTTGCGGCATTCTCACTTGCTTTGGCGTTTATTTCAGACATTGCCGCTGCCTGCTGGCTTGACTCTGACTTTGCTACTTCCACCTTAATTTTTGCAAGATAGTTTGGCTCCAAGTGTTTTTCCTCGATGCTACCCTCTTTGACGGTGGCAGACACTTTTCCATCCTTATCAATATAAAAAGCTACCGTATCAGAATCAAGGAACTCATACTGTGTAATCAGTGCCGACAGGTCTATGTACTGCTTCGTACCATCGATCAGAGTCAAAATAATCTGCTGTGTAGTCGGGTTATAATCGAAGTTGATTGCGATTTTCTCCATCTGTGTATCAATCGTAATCTTAGAACCGTTCTTTTTCGTGATTGTGATAATTCCCGTCGATTCCTCGAATGTCACATCCGCAACAAGGGTTGCCACTTCCGCCTTGGTTGCTTTTGTGGTATCGAGAGTGATTACACGATCATCAATGATATCAATCGAGCCATCCATTTTATTGAGGTTTCTTTCATTAAGCGGTGTTTCATCACTCGGGTAATTCTCCCAATTAATATCAATATGCGCTTTATTCATGATCCTCACTCTCCCTTTCCTTTGCAAGCTTCATCTGTTCACGTTCTACTGTAACATGTCGGTTTGCTTCTTCCTTGATCTGATATAGAATATCCTTAAACACCAGGTACTTAGCTTCGATTGGGACATCCCCGCACAAATTTACATAATTTATAATGTCGTTTTCAAATTCACGAATTTTTGCATTTATCATAGATTTTCCACCTTTTCCTTTAACTGTTCTATCTCGTCATGCTGCAACTGCACTGTGGCAACCAGATCAGCAATCAGTTCCGTATATTTCAGTCCGTAATACTTTTTCCCATTGCTGTCTGAAAACGTTTTTGGACAAATATTCCACCCTTTTTCCGCTTTTTTCAAAACATCCTGTGCTATAAAGCCATGATGAAATCCATCCCTTTCGAAATTATAACGATACGATTTTGCACTTAAAGAATAAATAAACTCCGATGATCGTTTTTTGTCCAAGTCTGAAATTGTATTTTTCATTCTTTTATCTGAGCCGTCAATCACACCCCCTCTAAATCCAGCAACACCGGTATCCCCATCCAGATTAATCATGCAGTGGTCCGTGTCTGTTCCGCCTTTATTTAGTGAGATATGATTATATTGAACGACACATTGATGGTTTGGACTTTCAAGCGTTCCTTCCACTGTTCGAAATCCATCCGTTCCCATCTGTACAAGTGTTCCACTGCGTTTAAATTCAATAAGGTTTTCTACAGACTCTTCCGCTTGAATATGCATATATCCCCCGGTCATTTCCATAGAACCTTTTAATTCAAGCAGTTTTGCTTTAATTTTGATACCCTCGGCTGACTGGTTGATTTCTGAAACAACACTATCCCTTGTAACTTTAGAACTGATCTCCGTTGCGGTCTGTGTAATCGCACTGGACATATTTGATGCAAGCTGTTTAAATTTCTTTAGTAATGTCCACTTATACTTACCACTGCTTATTCCACCGTCCGGTTCGCAGCCATAAAAGTATCCATTTTCCTGATTCAAAAAACTGCATCCATTGTAGTGTGACGATGCCGGATAAGTTTTTTGGGGATTTCCGAAACCATAATATGTAACATCATATTCTTCAATATCCCATGCTTTTAGGGAAGCCGTGACTTCCGAACGAATCTGCGTTGCAGTTACTTCTATTTTACTGGATAACTCGCCTTCTGTTTTACTCGCCCTGGTAACTTCTGCTGTGATATTGTCTGCATTAATTTTAATGGCTGCCGCAAGTTCAACTTCCTGCCCCTGTGCCCTTTTGACTTCTGCTGTAATACTGCTCGCATTTTGCGTGATTCTCGATGATAAACCATCCGTTGTATTTTTAACTTCTGTGCGAATTTCGGTTGCGGTCTGCGTGATCTGTGACTGCAATCCCTTCTCAACATCAGTTATCGTACTCTGTGTCTTTTCAATGGTTCGCTCCAACACATTGCTCTTGCCTTTGAGCTTTAAAATACTTTTCTGTATTCCGTTCGCCCCGTTTGTCCGGTACTCTTCCCCATCCGCTTCCAAATCATCACGCAAAGCCTGTATACCTTTCAGGGTTCTTTTCAGAATATAGGACTCAATCAGTTCATATCTGGTCGGCAGCCGCACTGCATCCCCGACCTCAAGACACGGATTTCCTTTGCAGTCCGCTGTAAACGGGCGGTAAACAATCCCTCTGATCTTGGAAAGGATATTTTTTGCAATGCCTTTCAGTTCTTTTGTGCCTTTGCCATATACAAGAAAATTATCCTCGATCACATAAGCATTGTCTCCCGTACCCACGATCACGCCGATATCATTCTTCTGCTCCCGGATCTGTAACTTATTGATCGTTTTAACAAGAAAATCTTCATATTCAGCCGTTATATATAAATCTTTCCCGATCCGGTTGCTTTTCGGATCTCTTGGGAACAAATCATCTGCCGGATAAAGATCGTTTCTCGGATAAAGTCCCTGTATATTCTGCTCCAGATATATATAATGAAACTTCCCGTCGCGCCCCATGTGCCCCATGCAGCCATTGATCTCACAAATGCAGGACAACACTTCTTTGCCGCTCATAGATTCGCCTATGGTGCTCGATTCCTCTGTATCAGAACTTGTCTCACTGGATGGCGTGACCGCAACTGTTTTTTCAATAGACATGTTGTCATTGATAAGATCAATGTCAGCCTGCTCAATCCCGAAGTGCTTAAAAAAGCTGTCCCGAAATTGCTTCATTGTGACCGGATCATAAACTGTAACAGTCGTAGTTTTTCCATCTTTATCTTTCTGCTGCTCTTTATGGGATGGAAAGACAGTGTTATACCATGCTGCCACATCTGCATTTAAAATGTCATAAAGGGCATCATATGCCACTACATCTCGGTATTTTCTGTCAGCAGTCGGTGTATCGGAATAACCTTTGAATCTTCCTATCAAAAAGGGTTGATCTGTGTGCCCGCCAATTATCATCTTGACGGTCATCCATCTCCCTTTCATTGGAAGAAAAATATTTGATACCTTAAATTTTACAGATCCGGCTTCGACAGCACCAAAAGTCAATTCAGACTGTGAACACAGGCTTTCTGTTAATTCAAACTCTTCCTCATGAAATTCCGTATTTGTGATATGGATTTTCTCATCATCGGAAATAATCTCAAGCTGGACATCAACGCTATTCTGTTTAAATAAATCAGCATATTTAAAATCAATCATCCAATTACACCTCCATATCCGATAAATGCCAGCCGGAATGATCCATACTGGACCGTCCATTCATCTGCATAATCTATCTGATACTCCACGTCGGGCATATAGCAGTCCATCGTTACATAATTGCCGATTTCCGGCATCCATGCGGTAACAAGCGATTTCTTTTCGATTGCATGGGAATATTGGGATCTGATGTTATCCATCAGTGCACGCAATGCTTTCTCATCTATATCTCCCGGCGTTTCCCATTCTGTTTTAATCGAGACGTTGCTCAATGCCTCCCGGTGCAGTATCCCGTTCGCATCCCGGTAAGAATCAAGATCCTGCCCCTTGATACCGCATTTATACTTCTTTGCCTCTATATACCGGAAAGGAACTGTGTAATTGCCTACTTTTATTAAAAAACCGCTGTATGCCATTTATACGCTCCTCTCCTAAAAGTCAAATGCCGGACTTCCGGTTCTCCGGTAATAGTCGTTTGCCTCTTCCTTTACAATTTTGAAAATCTTTCCTTCGTCCGCTACGATCCGCACCGTCTGCACGCCTTTCATCTCACTTGCGATCATTTCTGCAAGCGGTTTCATGTAAGACAGGTTATTTTCGAGTGGAAGTACTGCTTCGCGTCCGGCTTCTCCGATGTTTGCGAGAGTGCTGCCGGTTGTGATACCGCCGTTGGCAAGACGTGGGAGATTTACATTTGGAATTGTCGGGATGCTAGGATGCCATGAGCCTCCTCCTAAGAAATCCGGAACATCAAAACCGATACTATTAAATCCGTTCGTTAATGTGTTAATTCCATCAATGATTTTATTTACCATTGTTTCTATAATTTTTATAATTCCATTTGCTCCATCTTTAACGAAATCTCTTGCAGCATTCCATGCCCCCTTCCAATCTCCATTAATAAGTGCTGTGACAATTTTTATAAGATTTTCTGCATTTTTCAGCACGAAACTAATGCAATCTAAAATGATATCAACTGCTGCTGAAACAAATCCACTTACTTTTTTTGCAATGTCAGATACTTTCGGTGCAAGAGTATTCATTAGCCATATGATGAGAGGCTTTAACACTACTTCCCATAAAGTTTTTATCAAATCTATGACCGCCCCTAATAATCCCATCAAATTGTCTATAACAGGTTTTAGATGCTGTTCATACGTTTCAGTTACTAATTTCGCAATATAATTCAGTACTGGTTGAATATATTCATCCCATAACTTCAACGCTTCTGCCATTATCTCTGATAATCCGTCTCTTACGGAATCGAAAAAAGGTTTTAAATGCTCATCATATAAAGCTGTAAGTCCATCTGTTATTTGTCTTACAATATCACTCAGAACACCTGTTATCTGCTGGATAAATCCAAGTAGATTATTCAAAGTGTTCTTAATACTCTCGCTATTATCTGAAATTGGCGTTACGAGAATATCTAACATGTCTCGGACAAACTTTAAAGCAGTTTCCGTAATAAAAGAAAATGCATCAGCAAATATCTGTATTAGATCCGCCGTAATTTGCTGTCCATTTTCATCTCCAAATACAGAAAAAATATCTGCAATTGTTTCAAATGCTTCAGCTATGAGTGTTGTAATGTCGGATGATATGTTAAAACAATTAATCAAAAACTGTTTTATTCTTCCAGAGTTTTCTTCAAGATAGCTATTTAATCCCCCTAAAAAGTTTTCTGCAATAGTTGTTCCAATACTGATTACAGACGCACTAATACTGCCAAGAGACGTTACAACGGTCTGTGCAAAATTATCTGCTGCGCTCAATACACTTTTGTCAGCAAAAATATCAACAAGCGATTTTCTTATACCCTCTAAACTTTTTTTAATGTTTTCAACCTGTGAGTCAACATCTAAATTATTCCAAGAAGTTTGAAACCCATTAATAAAATCATCTTTTAACTTTTTAAGATAGTCGAAAAACTTCTTATACTTACCTTCAAGCTGATCTATAACACTCTCCTGAGTTGACGTATCAAATGGTTTTATTTCCGTTCCACCGGTGCCACCAGATCCACCAGACCCACTGCCAGACGTCTGATTTTTCGATATAACATTCAATTCATCAAAGGAAGCAAGCGCGCCTTTTGCCTTCTTTGCAGCGTTCGATACAGAGTTTGCATAGTCATCCATAGAATCTGCTGCATCAGAATATCCATCAGCAACATCTTCCGCAGCCGACGCCGTTGTACTCATCTGCTGCATTTGAATGCCAAATATTTTTGACATAATCGCACTGATTGTATTTGCAACATTAATAAGGGCAGCAACAATTTTATTTAAAAATTGGACAACCGGTGTTAATACTGTAATCAGTCCATTTCCAATGATACCCATGAATTCTTTCCACTGTTCAGACAAAATTCTTGTCTGATTCGCCCAGGAATCCTGCGTATCTATAAAATCATCACCTATATAGGATAACTGGCTCATAACATACTGATAACGAAGCATTACTTTCTCTGACTGTGACATTGCAGAATACGATTTTGTTATTCCCTGTTCAAGTGCAAACTGTTTCAAGTTTACCTCGGTCATGACAACGCCATACTGCTTGAGAGTTTCTGTTTCCCCTGTATATATGGATTTCAAGGCAATACTTGCCAGATCCTGTGATACATTGAAAAAGGATGCCATATTAGCAGTCAACTTTGTGAGTTCCAGAGCCATATTCTTAGCATCCTCGGAACTCGTAAGCATTGACTTTCCCATACTCATAAAAGTTGATCCAGTCTGATATGCCATTAATCTGCTCATTCCAAGGTTCTTGATAGCAGATTCTGCCAATGCATCCATTTCACTGCGCATATTACCAAATGCTTTATTCACAACGTTGTCAACTTCTGTTAAGTCAGATGCAAGTTCAATCGCTTCTTTTCCGAATCTTATAAATGCAGTAGCTGATATAGCAAGTCCTAATGTTTTTGCAATTCTTCCAATACTAGACACAATAGAGTTTATTCCTGTGTTGAATTCATTTGTGTTAATTCTTGTATTGATTCTGATTTCTCCATCATACCCACCAGCCATATGCAATCCTCACTCCCTAAACTAATCCCAGTTCCTTTTCTGCTTTCTTCTTTGCTCTGATTTCTGCCATCATCTGATCGTATTCGTCAATCTTTGCTTTTTCATCCTCGGTATACTCTTTCTTTTCTTCCGGCTGTTCTAAGGCATACATTTCCTGCGCTTCCTTAATCGCCTGTCTCTCTTCTTTTCCCATCTTGGATGTGATTTTCTTCCTGCGGATCTCTATAACCTGTTGGAATGATGACTGCTTATAAGGCATGTTCCAGAGCAGACCATTGAACATCCACCAGTGCATTTCATCTAGTGAAAGATCAATCCCGTATATCTGCCGGAAGTCTGCATAAATACGCCACTGGTCAATGTCGTAATCTACCAGTCTGCGGTTATCTTTTGATGATCCCGGTTTGTCATGGAACCAGCCATTTAGAAACCACTCCACACACTGGCGAAGATCATCCCCGTCCGGGTGCTCCCGTTCGTCGAACAGCAGATAGATCAGTGCATCACTCTTCTCATACTCATTCAGTTCTTTGTCATACTGCACAAGGAATACCTGTATGCCGATACGAAATGATGTATTAACCTTGTACCCGTTCCATTCCTCAGGCAGCGGATCGAGCATGACGTTAATCATGCCCGCGCTCCTTTTCTGCCGGAGTTATAGCGTTTTCTGGTCATCTCGTAACGCTTGCCGAAGAGCTTATTCATGACCGGGATGATCTTCTCGACAAATTCCACCAGTGCCGTCTCATCCGGCGTGAAATCTCCATACACGTTTTTTACTGTGTCTTCCCCGAACAGACCGTCGATCTCTGCTGCGATCTGTTTCAGGTACTTCACCCGGATTCTGTTTGCCTGTAAAACCGACTCAACATCAACGTTGTCAGAATCTACCTCATCCTGTGCATGTTCTTTCTTCCATGCTGCCGCCTCTTTCTCACAGTTCTCGGAGATTCTTTCCAGTTTGTTGATGACCTGTCCGAATCGCTCGGCTGTGTCGGCATCTGCGACATTGATGCTCAACACGGTAATGACATCCCCGTCCTCATTTTTAATTGCAATTTTTCTGACACCACTGTCTAATACTAATTCTTCCATAAATTACCATCCTTTCAGAAATCGGGCAGGACTGAAAGGAACCCACCCGATTATGCTAATTTTTGATTAACACCGTTTATTATTTTCCTGATGTACCGGACACTTTCGCCGCCCATGTAAATGTGCCATCACCGGCGATCGTGATCGTTCCAAGTTCTACCGCACCATTTCCGTTGATCTGAATCGAAGATGTCAGCGTATCGCCGCCGGATCCGCCTGTGCTTGACGGGCATACCGTAACTGGGACTCGGATGCAATCGCCTGTATTTTTTGTAATGTCTGTTTTGTAATATCTGTAATAATATGTCTCACACTGCTTTCCAGTCGGGAACATTTTGAACATCGTGTCGATTGCAGTCTGCATATCATCAGACATATAATCACGCTCCGGCGTTGTCGAAAACTCATATCCCTTTACCGTGTTATTTGCGTTTTTCATGTTGACGTACTGGGTTGACTCTGTATTCGGTCCCCAGTCCTCTGTGATCTCTTTGTAGCCATCGCCCATCTCTACGATCTTGGCTGTGCTGCCGATGAGAGTACCAATATCAAGTAATGACACCATGTTGGTACGATCTTCGGCGAAAAACTGTAAATTCGTTTTCATGTATCTTCCTCCTGTTATTTTTTATAAAAATACTTCAGCTGTATATTAATGGCATACACAACCGTTTTTTCATCCTGCTCGCCACCATATACCGGGGATGTCCTCGTAATTGACTGTAATGCCAGATGTGGATCTTTAAACTCAATTCCGCTCTCTTCCATCCATGCCGCAAGGTTATTCAACATCTCCTGTGCTTCAATGCTCGCCCTGTTGGTAGTCGGTGAGCACTTATAAAGTATCTGAAAAGGCATCTGTGCCACATAGCTGCCACTGACATACTTTTTCAGATATACCGCCCCCTGTATGGGGAATAATCCAATGGATCTATCCGCCTTGATGGAGTTCCATCTTATCGTCGTATTGTCAGCCTTAAACAGCTTTGGATAGTCCGGGTATGCCAGAGCAAGTGCAAGAATGCCTTTCTGTGCGTTCTCTGCATCCCGGATGGTAAGTTTTTCTGGTTCTGCCATTTATACGCCTCCTACTTCAAAATGAGATAAAATATCCTCGTATTTATCAATCGTTGTTACTTTGTAGCAATCGTCACAGTGATCGAACAGCCATTGATAGGCGTCATTTTTCGGCAGTATTGTACCCGTATGATCCCCCTTGATAAAGAAATCCTGTGCCGGATTAAATGTCAAAAAGTACTGCTTGCATTTGTCCGGCATGTTTTCCCACTCTTTCGGGGGAAGGTATGGTTTGGCAATATTGCCAAAATCAACATACAGTTTCACTGCATCCGCGCTGTCCATGCCGCTCTTGGAGACATTTGCTCCCTTGGTTTCCACAAGGTCTACACCCTCGAGCAGGGTCGGATAATATGTTTCCTCTTCGGTTTCCGCGTTGAATGAGCGATTGAATAGTGTGACAGTCTTGTTATCAAAGAATCCCATTACAAGCCACGCTCCTTACCGCATTTAACGCACTTCCAAATATGTTTGCGCTGGTAATGATTTCCACCAATATGCACATCAACATATCCATACGGCATCATCTTGTGTTTGCAGAATAATCTTTTCAAAAGCATCATCGCACCCCCGCATACAATAATCCG